AACCTACTTCATATATTGTAATATCATTTGGGTCTCTTGGTAATGATCCATTACTAGTATATTTGTATGGGAATACCATTCCATCTGGAAATGGATCGTTTCCTTCTGTGTAATTTGGAGTAACTCCTACTCTATATACCGCAGGATCATATGATTTTGGAAATATAAATGGATTAACTGTTTGAAAAGTAATTCCATCAATCGGTGCGGTAGAATCAAATGTAATTTCAACTCCACTAGAATCTTTTATAGTAAATTCATTTCCTTTTGGCCCAATAACTCTTGCGACCTGATATAACTTTCCACTTACTACTTTGGGCAATGCAGGTGATACACCAATTGATAATGTTGGTCCAAAATACCGAACATGTTGATCAAATGTAACTACACCCGATGTTATTTTAAATGTACTATTTAATGTAGTAGTTGCTACAATTTTATTTTTTGGCTTTAATAATGCAGGGTCATATACTGCTGCATTAACCATTATTAGTCCATCACGTAATATAACAAGATTTCCAGCAACTCCACGATCACCATATTCAGTAACATTGGTGTCTTGTTTACTAAAATTAGTTACTATTATATTTGCTAATGAAGTGTTGTCGTTTACTGTATAAAATTTTGAATTTATAGTAGTGTTTACTGTTCCTACAAAATAAGTATTAGCCAAATCTTCCACAATTTTTGATCGTAAATGTATATGTCTTGCTATTTCTGCTGGCAAAACTCCATCTAGCTGACTATAAACCGTCATATCATTGGTAGAATTTGCTTTATATCCGTTATAAGCAGTATAATACATACTAGCATTATATTTGGTTGCTGCATTACCGCCACCTATTAAATCATCACGATAACCATCAATAACATACAACATATCTCTTATACATTTATCTTTAATAATATCTTTTGATATTTTAATCCAATTTGTTCCAGTATATAATACTATATCGTCAACATTAAATATTTCTTCTCCGTTACCAATATCTCTAGCACTAGCGGTTCCAACAACTTTATAATACCATCCTGCTGTTAATAAATTAGGTGAGGTATCACTTAGGTTTGGACTATTTGCTTCTGCATTCCATGAACCTTTATCAGTTGTTGCACCAAATTTTAGTAAGTATCCGGCTGGCATATCATCGTATAATAAAGCATTTCCATTACTGTCATACTCGTTTGTATAATATGCCCAATATTGTCTACGAACATCAAACATAGTTTCTATTCTAGACTTCAAAGTAGGATAAGAAGTTGGACCAGTAAATGCAGCATTATTACCAGTAGATGCATGTACCGCAGCAAAAAATGCTATAGTAATGTCAACTAATCCAACTAATTCTGTTTTTGTAAACTCATTTAATCCACTATGATAAGTTGGCTCAGAATTTATAACTGCTTTTAATGCATTGTATAAAATTATTTCGTATGGTGCTGCACCATTGTTATAAGCAAGGCTTGTTTCATAATTTTTAGTATTAAATGAAGTATGAGCATCACAGTTAAACTCTATGTCCATTAGATACATATCAATCCAATAATCAGAATCTCTTAAACATTTATTTTTAAATATTATTTTGTTAAATGTAGACAAACCGTTATAATATGTAGCAAATGTGCTATATAAAGAATTTGTCATTAATTCCGTCCACGTAGCATCCATTAACTTGTATCTACTATCACTTATTATTTTTCTATCTTTTAATAATCTAGTTGAACTTGGTTTTGGAGAATTTGGGGATTTTCCTACTACACGATAATCTTCAAGTTGTGTTGTGCCTAATGTATCAGATGAAGTAGAACTTGGTCCTTTTAATAAGGAAGTAGCCAATCCAAATATAGAAGCTGGTGTTCTATATAAACTATTTGTTCTTCTAACAACAGCAAAGTTATCATCTTTTCCATTTTGACGGGTTTCCCAATAATATCCATCATATTTGTCAAATATACCATATTTTCTTATAACTGGGTTTTGTGCAAATGAACTGATACTTACTGTGCTTTTTACACCAAAAGTAGCTGCACTAACACGACCAGGCTGATATCTAAAAAATCTTTTAGATGTTAATACTGAACTTTCGTTACGTGGTGCTTCTATTAATGCACCAGCTTCTTCTTGAATATGTTTTACACCATGCCCGTATTTAAATCCACTAGTATATGTACCACTAGTATATGTACTTGGAGTAGATGACCATTCATTTGGGTTTACATCATATGTATTAACATCAGCAAATATACCAAGGGCAACTTCACTTCTTGGTATACCAAGCAATGACAGTGCAACTTCACTTTGTATTTTATTTTGTTCAACTACTGGGATTGGCGTTTGATCACTAGCAAGAACTACTGGTATAGATTTGCTTGACGGTTTTTGGCCGGGGGTAACAGGTGTAGTTCTACCTACGTTTACAACACTACTGTTGTTGTTTATATTAGTTAAGCTGCTCATAAAATTAATCCTTTAGCCATTTCAAATTTATTAATAATATTTATATAACCTAATGCACTTGGATTATTTCCTGCGGTTATACTACCGTTGAATTTAATAGATACATTTGCAAGGGTTCCTGCCATTGTCAATCCAGTTATTATTCCTGTTTGATCGCTACCAGTGACTACAAATCCTTGATGTTGTGGTGATAGTGACACCTTTGCACCAAGATATAGATATTGTGGATTTTGAATTGCTACAGTATATATATAATTATTTGTAGTATTGGAAGTTATTGTTCCACTTGTTATATTTCCATCGTTTATCCATTCTTCTAAGTATACTAGATAAACCAATCCGATGTGATTCGAATTTATAGCACGTAGTGTGTCGTAACTATATGTTGTTCTGATTTTTTCTATATCTGCTGCCAATATGGTGAATTGGAATTCTCCATTTGTTGGATCAATGCCAACAGTTTTATTTACAAATGATACGTCTGTTATTTTATTATATAAGTTTTCTACACCAACATCATTTTTTGATAATTTCCAAACTTCATATTGAACATTTCCATATTCACTACTAACTGCTTGATTGCTAGTTAATAGATTAAAGTTTTCTCCATTTTCTTGATATGTATGTTTATCGCTTGTATAGTCTACTGAAGCAGAATTCGTTGGTAGTTTTATATTTACGCTATCATACGAAGTATTAAATATATCGGGACTTGGTAAGAATTCTTCTGCTGGACCCATTAACACATTTGGTGAAGATATAAAAAATCTACTTCCATATGAAAATATACCATTTCCACAATTTTGTATTATGTTATTTGCTATTACACCTTTGTATACTATACTAGTATCTATGTGATCAGAAAAGTTTTCAATTCTGTTTGAAGTTATTGAAACATTTTTACTTTCTGCAAAATCTATAGGTTTAAAATTATATCTATCAGTTAATCCACTATTACGCAATTCACTTATAAATATTTGGATATTGTCTGATTCTGGTGCATAAACTCCACCTGCTATTATATTATATATTTTAGAATTAAAAATCTTACAATCTACTGATTCACTTCCCCAATTTATTGCATAGTTAAGAGAGTCATCTGTCATATCATTTACCAAAAATTGATTTGTCATATTTCCATCTATAATTATGTTAGATATAGTATTGGTTGCTATTGTGCCTATACTTTTAAAAATAATATTATTATGGTATACATTGAAATATGCACCACTCCATGGTAGTTTTTTTAATTCAGATGAATTTGGTGTTCCAGTTAAATTAAAGTTTTGTGGAAGATTTATTCCAGCAACTACATATGTTTTGTCTAATAAAATTAAATTATTTTTTCCAGAAACATTAGAAGTTGTTATTAAATTTTGAAGATATTCTGTATCATTATGCGATATATTTACAGTTAATGAAGTTGGATCAATGCTAACTGAACTAGATATGACTATTTTAGAATTATCTGTATCAATACTACTTATTACTGCATCTACCCATCCTAGTTTTGCTGTGGTAGGTGGAGTATGAGAAAAATGAATTACATCTGTTGGTAATACATTATCTGCTTCTGTTTTACCACTCCATGATGTATAATCAAAAAGATAATAATCAATATATGAATTATTTTCTAAATCCTTTGGTCCCAATACAGAAACCAATTTCCATGATCCCAAAGCAGTAATACGTCTATATAATAGTATTCCTTTTCCCAAAGGTTTATTACTAAATGTTAATGTAATAAATTGGTTTACTCCAAAACTATTCAACGCAAAAAGCACATTTATGTTAATAATTGGACTAGCAGGTGAAATTTCTCCTGTATTTAAATTAAATTCTGCTATTCTATAAGAAAAAGTAGTAGTAGAACTTGTGGTAACTGGCGGTTGTACTGCTGCAGTTAATGTAGTTGATATTGAAGGAATCGTAGTATTACTAGTTGCATCTGATGCACCGTAAATTCTTATTTTTTGACCAGTTTCAAATTTATCTATAAATTCAACATTTGCTAATGTTGTACTTTGATTGCTTAATGATGGTTCAAATACTGCACTACATTTTATTATACTATCAGTTGCTCCACCTCCAAGAAATATACTACCAGATGGTGCATTAATATTACCTGATAGTTCTATATCACCATTTACAAAAATACTTTGATTAAAACGAGTTTGATTTTGCGAAACCATTAAATTAATTCCTCTATTATTAGTCTATTTATGCAAAATATTATTTGTCAATATTTTATTATATATTCAAACACTAAATTACCACATCCCCAATATCTTCTATATCCAGAATTCATCATGTTATCTCGTTCGCTCACGTTAGGGTCATATGTATCTCCTACTATGCTTTGTAATTTAGTTTTATGTTGTGTTTGATATCTTGAATATATAGTGTTCTTATTAAACCATATATAATCTGGATTACTTATTTTTATTAGATTGAAACCTATTTGTTTATAACTATTTCCATTACTGTAAGAACGATTACAGTATGAAATTATTGATTTTTTAAAATCATAATATTTTATTGCATGTAGCAACATTCGGTTCATGCCGCCTATTATAGTATAATTTTTTAATGAACACATACGATATAATTCAATTCCATCACCAAATCTGTTTTTACCAAAACACATAATAGAAACCAGTTTATTTTCGTAAAGTAAACCAACTCTAAGTTTACTTGGAACATATCCTTGAATATGATTTTCAATTAAGAATTTTTTATATATATTATTTGGTATATCAAATGTAATGCTACATTTTCTTGCATATATTTTTTCAGTTAAACCTAATTTAGATTTTATCATTGATTTAACTATTTCTTGATTATTATTCCAATCATTGTCTGTTATATGCAATAATATCATTCCAGAGTTTTCACATTTTTCTGTTTTTCTTAGATGATATTTTTTATCTTCAATTAATAATCCGTTTTCATCAAAATCATTTTTTCCATAAGAATGCCAATATAGCCCATTATGTTCTATTGCTACTTTTTTACTAGGTACAAAAATGTCTAATTCACTTCCGATAACACTAGTATCATTTTCAAATATATCAAGTTTTAATTCATTTTTTATGAATTCTTTAATTGCTCTTTCTTCTTTACTAGTTTTAGTATATTGCCGTATAGATATTCCATTATCCAATAATCTTAATTTTATAGTTCTTGGATTTACGTTTAATTCAAGCGATATATCTTCTAATGATCTTTGGTTTTCGATATATTCTTTTTTAAGAAAGTCAATGTCATTTATTTTTAATACGGTGTTATATGGTATATGTGCAGATTGTGTGTTTTTCTTTCTTTCGATATTATGTTTTTCTAACCAATAGCATACTTTTTGCTTTGTGGTTTTATTTTCTTCTGCAATTTGAATTGTGCTTTTGTTTTCAACAAAGTATTGGTTATACAACCACATGTAATCTTTTAAATTAGATGATAAAATATTGTTTATTTTGGTTATCTCAAACTTTTTTAGATATTTCCATATACAAGCTTCGCTTACGTTTTGATCAATTGATATTTCACCTTGCGTTTTATTTTTATTAACATATTGATCATACAACCATTCTTTATTTTTATATAAACTCATAATTAGTCCTTGTATATTAACATATGAAGTATATTCATAACATATCTATATATATTTGTCAAGGATAAAATAAAAAACGCCCCGAAGGGCGTTTTTAATATTTTTCTGTGTCACTTCATATTAGAAGAATGATAGATTACCAGTTGTTACTGCTATCTTGTTTAGATAGTCAGCAGCGTTACCAAGCGATGAAGCTGCGTTTGTTAGTTCAACATATCCATAACGTGTCATAAAACCAACAGTTGGTTCAAAAGTATTTGGATCAAGAACAGTTCCAGTACTCATTAGAGGAATATATGGGCAATAGAATGCAGCAGCATCCGCTTCGCTTGATCCCTTATAACCGACTAGAATAGTGTCGTCGGTTGCATACTGGTTAACATAAACTTTCATTACGTTGTTTAGAGTTCCAACTAGTTTGGTGTTTGTTGGGGCTTCGAATGCACCTTCTGTAGTTCTTGCGAATGCAGAAGTAGTTGCAGACTGTAGAACAGTTAGCATACTTGGGCTAACAACCAACCAGTTACCAGCACCACGACGTGTGCGGGCAGCAATGTCGTTTGCCGCTTTATTGATTAGAACTGCAAGTGCAGCATGTTCGTCACCAACGAATGTAGCAGTTCCACTTACTGCACCTTGGTCAAAGGTGTATGCTGCGGTGCCAGCTAATGATGAAAGTGAAGCAAGAATTTCTTGGTCAATTTCAGTGGTGATTTCTGTTGCTAAAGCAGCCATTATTTCTGCTTCAACATCAATGCCGTGCATTGCTTGTGCATCCTGTGCAGCTTCAAATGTCCAACGTGCTGACAACTTACGAGTTTTTGCTTCGACAGTTTGCTTCACGATTTGGATATTCAACTTACGACCAGCAACACCTTCCAATGTGCTTGTTGCAGTTGCTCTACCAGTTGCAGCATCACCAGCATATCCGTTAGCGATTGCGAATGGTGATAGTGCTTCTTGTCCAGCAGTAACGCCAGCGGCACTTTCTGCATAACGAACACGTAGTGTGTGGATTTGTCCAACTGGACCAGTCATTGGTTGAACGCCGACTAGTTCGTTTGCAATAACAGTTGGCATAACACGACGAATAACAGGTAGAATTACCTTGTTTAATGTCGCTACGTTACCAGCCATAGTTGCACCAGTTGATGCACTTTCCATAAGTGATCTTTTAGTGTTTTCTAAAACAGCTTCCATAACTGTTTTACGATTTCCTGTCAGCCCGTCAGTTAGTGCTTCTTTAGTAGCTGACCAATGTTCAAATAGATTTGCCATATTTTTCTCCTTAGCTAAGTCCTGCTAATTTTTTGATTCTAATAATTTCGGCGGAACCTTCAGTCTCGGTCTGGGTTCTTGAAGCTCTATCCCCGGTAATAACTGTAGTCATTTCGGTTAGCTTTGCCTTGCTCTGTGAAGTTTTTACTTTTTCTGACAACACAGTTGGCAGATACTTGTCATATGCATCGCGTAGTTTTTCTGTTTTCACAGACTCTAACAACGAATTCATTACTTCACGTTGATCCTTGTTTAATGGATTAAGCATTTCGTTCATGATTGCTTTACGATTGCTTAAATCTTTTGCGATTTTAGTTTCACGCTTTGCTTCCATGATTGCTTTATCTTTATTTACAAGAATTTTTTGATTCTCATCAAGTTTAGATTTAATTTGTTTAACTTGACGCGAAAGTTTTGAAACTTGAGTTCCTTCACTCATTGCACTAGTCATAAATTCGGCTGCGAAAGTTTCGAAAATCTTTCTACCAAAATTATTTTCTTTTGCTGCACGAATATCTTCTTTTAGGACATTTATTTCGCCGCGTAGTGCACTTTCAATAAGCTTTTCCGCTTTAGCAGCAGCGTTCTTTACGAATTGTGCTTTTGCTTCTGCAATTATTTGCTTACCTTCTTTAACCATACGTATTCTTTGCTCTACAAGAGCCTTTTTATCTATATGGAATTCATTTAATTCTTCTGTTAGTTTATGTAATACAAACTCTTCGAGTTTACCGAAGTTAGCCTTTTGGGCTTTTCTGTCGTCTCTCAGTTCAGTAACTTCTTTTGCCAAAGCTTCTACGATTTTCTTATCTAATGATTTAGTATGCTCGCTTATTGCTTTTTTATAAGATATTTTTTCTTCACGTAGTGCTTTTTTATCATTTGCAAATTCAACCAATTCTGATTTAATTGCATCTGCAAGCATTGCGTCCATAGCTTCTACGATTTGCGATTTGTCATTTTCATAACGATTGGCAAATTCTTCACGTAGTTCTGCAGTAATTTCTTCACGCATGTCTGCTAATTTTGCATTCCATGCTTCCGAAACCGAAGTTCTTACTTCTTCTGAGAGAAGTTCTGAGTTCAATATTTTTTCAAATGTTTGAGCCATTATTTTCTCCCCAGGTCTCTTATGAACTTTACGACCTCTTCTTGGAGGTAGCGTTGTGCTCTGGAATCGTGTTTTACCGCAGTAGCAACATCCCACATAACATTTCCTCTACGATGATTCATGAGTTGTTCATAAATCGGTGTAGGATATGCTTCGGGGGCACTTGGATTTGCTACAATATCGACAGTAATAATTTCAAAATTACTAACCTGTCCATTTGCATCAACGTCGCCACTGCCACGAGAACTAACACCTAATTTGACACCACTTTCCAATAGTGTCTTGCAAACATTGCCCATTGGGGTAGGCAACATTTTTAATTTACCAATGCCATCATTTCCGTTCATATTCATGTCAACAATGACATGAGACACACGGTCAAGATTTATATTAAGGTCTTCGGGATGATCTGCCTCACCAAGAACACTATATCCGTTAGTAATACGCTCTTTGAGTGTTTTTACTGCCATGTTAATTTCATTAACTGGATATACTCTTTGGTTTTGGTTTTTTACACCACCTTGTATGAAAATACCACGCATATATAAATCTTTTCCTCCACTGCCATTGTCAGCGGATTCTGTAATTATGTTTGCAGAAGCAGGTTCAATAAATTCTCTTAGTGGTGTGATCATCACAAATTATCCCTTCATCTTACGAACTGATGCTGGTTTTAGTTTTGAGTCAACATCTTGTGGACCAGGGACACCAATTGGTTTTGCTTTTATTGCTTTACCACCAGTTTCTTCGCTATTTTTAATAGCGTTTTTCATTGGGTTGCCTAGTTTATTAGAGTCTTTTACTTTTGCGAATGGTGATGCTTTACCATCGTCTCCACCTTTTAATTTAGGTGCAGAAATTTTGGTCAAGGTAGCACTTTCTTTGATTTCTTCTTCGCCTTCATCTTCTGATTTTTCTTCTGAACCATATTCATAGTCGTTAGCGTCGTATTCATCTTCGCTTTTTTCTTCTGAATTTGTTTCACCGACTAAATCAGCAAATGCTAGTTTTAATTCTTTCAATGCCTCTTCGACATTCATAAGTGCTTCGGCAGCAGGATTTTCACTACCTTCTGAATCCATGTCCATGTTCATTTCATCTTCTGAATCCATGTCCATGTCCATGTCCATGTCATCTTCTGGACCCATTTCGTCGCCCAAATCGACTTCTGAATCGAACTCGTCTTCATCTTCGCCTTGTTCATACATTTCTTCATTGTCGATTTCGTCATTTAGACCCTCGACATCAAAATTGTTTGTATCTTTTTCTAAATCTTCTTCAGCATCGCTGGTGTCGAAATCATATTCGTCATCCCAGTCAGCTTCGTTTAAATCACGCTCAATATCTTGATCTTCTTTGATCATATTAGCGTAAATCCTACGTGCTTTTTCAACAAAGATATCATGAAGTAGCTCACTTGCTTTATCGCTCTCTTCATTTATCATAAGTTCAAGCACCTTTTCTAACTTTTGCTTGCTCATTTAAATACTCCTTAATGATTTTGACACAGCCATGTCATTTCTCAATCTAATTTATTTAGGTATGTTGCAAAAAAACACTCTTAAATACCCAAAAAAACGATCTTTTTGTAAAAACGTGCATAATATTAATTACTATGCACATCTGTTTTATTTATAGAATAATAAATACTTTTTAAATTCCTAGATCAGCTTCGCCTTCGGTACTACCATAAATCTTTTGTAGACGTTCACGATGAACCTGATTTTCTAATTCTCTAAGTTCACGTAATTTTCTAAGCTTATTAAGATGCTTTAATGTAAGCCGTGGTCGCCTTACATCGTCAACATTTCGTTTTGTATAATTATCATTCTCTGCATCATAATATTCGCGAATTATTTTCATCGTTGTTGTCCTTCTTGCCCACCTTGTGCGGGAGGTGTTACGCTACCAATTGGAGATACACTAGCTTCTGGAGCACCTTCGCCACCTAATTCATCGCCAACTGGTTCTCCCATATTCATATCGCCAAAATCTTCAAATTCATTTCCACGAATACCAACATCGCTAAGTCCCATTTGATCTCCCAAATCACTAGGTTTAATTTTACCTTTTGGATTTTCTTCCATATACATTTGTTCATTTTCTAGTATTTCAGCAGGACTTAATCCAAGATATTTCTTCAACAAGAATCTACGACTTAGATACTTAGAACCTTCAAGTTGTCCAAATACACCAGCTTTTGCAGAATCAAGTTCAATTTGTCTATATTGACTAAAGCTTTGTGGCTCAGTGAATATTAAATCAAACATACTAGCGTCTATGTTAAATCCTCTATGCTTCAAAAATCTTTTAAATTCACGATCAAATACTGGTTGAATTATATTTTGTAATCTTTGACAATATTTGTTGAATCTAAATTCTTGAATAAATGCTGTTCCAACTCTACCGTCAGTAAACACAGCACCACTATCGTCTGAACTTAATGGCATGTAAGAAGATGGAATACGCAATCCACGCATCATTTTATCAGTGAAGAATTTTAAATCACTAATTTCACCTAAATTGTCACCACCTGGTAATACTTCCACCTTTGAACCGCGACCATCACTGTTATGAACATAAATTCCAGCACCAAGACCAAACCAGTGACTACCAGATTCACTTTCAATTGTAATATCACCAGTATCTATTGTGTAATCTAATTCAATTACCTCTAATATTTTATGGTTTTGACGAACTGCAACTTTATTAGAATATTTTGGTATACCAGTATATTCTACTTTCCAATCACCAAAAGTTTTATAACCAATTACGTTAACTATTCTATTCAATGTAGTATCAGTTACACCCAATCGTTCAGACATATTGGGATCACGTATTGTACTTGGATTTGCAGTTAAGTAAGCATTATGAAATTCGTCGTCAATTCTTAATTCTTTGCCTAGTTTTTTTACGCTAGTATGACCTCTATCAAATGCGGAAACCATTGCATTAAACATTTCTATAGAATACTTAATTTTTCTATTTTCTGTATTTTCTTTAAGAGTTTTTACAAATTTTTCGCCAACTACTTTTTTTTCTTCTTCTGTAAATTTATTCCAATATTTTTTTGCATTTTTGCTGTTTCTTTTTGACAGCGATATTGTGAATTTTTCACTTGGATTTTCATATAATTTTTTCATTCCAGAAATAAGCTTATTTCTGCCTTCTTCCGTTTTCCACATATTAGTTAAAGAATAAGTTCCTATGCTTTTATGTAATGCTATATGATCTTCTGTTGTCATAACATTTAAGTTATTTGGGTTATTGTTTTGAGAATTAAAATCAATATGATGAACTTGTGTGTCTTTTCCTACTGGTTTTTTTGCAATAGTTGTATGGACAAACTTCTTTTTTCCATTATTGTTAGATACATATTTCATATATTGTTTTGATTTTTGATTTGGACCAGTATGCCCAAGTTCAAGATTTAATGGCATCAATGAATCACCGGATTTTAAATTCTGTGCTTCTACTTCTGTCCCATCCCGTAAAATAAATTTATGATCAGGAGTTGCAATTACACTTTCCCCATTATCTAATCTTACTTCCAAAACTTTTGCATCACGTCGAGTTATCCCTGCCCACTTAATTTTTGCAGGTTCCAATTCATGTGTAACATTTGATAGTCCATATACCCAGTTTTCTTTGCCTTCTTGGTGTTCTTTTATTACTTCTTCTAATGTAAGTGTTCTTCCATCTAATAATGGTAATTTTGTATCTAAAACCAGGCATCCTTGTGCAAAGAAGAAGTCTTCCATGATAGAGTTTTTAACAAAAATACCACTTTCGGTTGCAAAAGTATGATAATTATGCCATTTTTCTTTACCATCAATGGTAATAGTTCCAGTATCTTGTTTTTCATTTATGTATTCTATATTAGTAATGCGATGGTTGAATACTTCTAATTTTGATACGAAATCTTTCCATCCTTTATATCCAAAGTGGAACAATGTTCTTTCAAAAATTTCAACGGTTACTTTATCATTTAATATTTTATAATTTTTTGAAGGATCACGTGGGTTATTTTTTCTTATTTCTTCTAAAAATTCTTCATTATTGGATAACAGTTCTATAGTTTGTTTTTTATTCGAATTATGCTTTTTAACAGTTTCCGAAATTATTTGAAGCATTCTGAAAGAATATACTTTATTTTGGTTTGGATAATTTTCAGTATATGTATTCAGATTGGGAAGTAAAACATCTTTGACAAATTCTGGATTTTTTTCTAAAAACTTTAATCTAACCGCTCTCATAGTTTTACTATATTTTTCTTTTACATAAGAATCAGTATTTCTAAGATTTACCGCTTTTTTCTGTGCTTTTATTATATGATCTAATGCAATAATTCTATCTTCATTTGAAAGATTTTTCCATCTTTCAACTAATGTAGTTCTTATTTTTTCTTTGACTTCTACAGCCTCTTCTGGCGAAACATTTGCCCAGAAGTTACTATCACCATGGAATTTAAAATGATCTTCTTTGTTCATCCATTGTAGATTTTTTGGATCATTATTATATCTATTAAAATCTTTGTGGTGGACTATATTTTTATTTCCCTCGATTATGTAAGTAAATTCTTGATGTTTCCCAAGCTTTCTAAAATATTCTCCAACCATTCTGTGAACAAAAGTCCATTCTTTATCATTATGATCATACACTTGCGTATATGTGGTTTTATTTTTAGAAGATGGCAATTTTTGCTGACGAGTTTCAAAACTAATCAAAGAATCACTGGGAGTTAAATCTTTAGCTTCTACAAAACCTTTTCCAAATACTGGTATTTTGTGGTCTGGAGTAACAGTAAGACTTTCCCCGTTATCAAAAGTAAGTTTTATAACTTGTGTATCTTTTCTAGTTATTCCAGCCCATGTTATCACACCAGGAACTATTTTTCCAGTTTCTGGATCACAACTATAAGCCCAATTTTCTTTACCATCTTGATATTCATTAATAAGTTCATTCAACTCTAGAGTTCTTCCATCAAGTAGTGGTATTTTGGTATCTAATGCTAAACATAGTGGATTATATTGTGCATCCATTATGTTACTTCCACCGCCAGTTTTATTTGGAATACGCTTTTGGTGAACTTCCATTTTTACTTTTTCAAGAAAAGCGGATGCACGGTGTGCTGGCATATCACCAACATCTATATAAAATACTCTACGTTCTGGTGCACGTTGAACACGATAAATGATAATAGAATCTTCTAGCAATTCTTTTTGCTTATATGTTTTAAATATTGGGTCTAGTATAGAACTACCAAATGGAAAGTTTGGGTCCATTCCTTCGGTCATAGCAACATGTACTACATTATTGGAATCAACATGAAATTCATCAGCAGGATTGCTTATGTTGGCACTAGAGTATCCAGTATTGACGCCAGATTGTCTTCCGGTTAGTGTAGTAAATGTAGAATTTGTAATTCCACCAGTAGTTCTATTGATACCAATTGGGGTTGTTGCAGTTTTGTTTTGCAAGTTAAGGTCCAAATTTCGTATAATGTATTGTTCTGGTTCTTTTCCCTTACTTTCATTAATAACAACACCACTAACATCTTGTGGTTGAACAAACAATAATTGCCATGTTTCTGGATCACGAACAAATGGCTGATCACCGTATTTGATAACATTTCTAAAAGTTTTAAAAATTCTACGATCCCAATCGTTTATATTGCACCATTGTTTTAATACTTGTTTGATTATTTTAGCTTCACTTTCAGTAGGATCGTCGAGATATCTAACTTTAAATGGTGAACTTGTTTCTTCATCAAGTTGTGTAGCAAATTCTGCAATAGTATCAAGGGCCATGTTTATTTCACTATCCATGTCCATCTGATCGTATTGCATATATCGTTCTGTTCTATTTGGCATACCTGTATAAACTTCTGGTAGCCAACTTTGGAATCTACTAGTATAACCTTCACTCCTATTTTTTCCCGCATTGGGTCCAGTTAATGGAGATTTATTCTGATATACTACAAAATGTTTTTTCCAACTCATTATTTTTCCTCTATGAATTATGTTATAGTGTATTTAGTTATTGTGCAGCCTCGTCATATTTTCTGATCAATGTCCCAATTAATCTGTTTGTTTCTGTCATTAATAATATCATAGATTCACTGTTTTGTGAAGAACTATTTGGTAGATTGCTATTAATTGCGGGTATATTAGTACTAGAATTATCAGTAATAGCAGCCCCAACTAAATCACCACCAACACCACCAACAGCAGAACCGCCAAAATATCCCAAAGCACCACCAATAACACCACCAAGGAATGCACCTGTCGCATTTCCAACTACTGGGACAGCAGTACCAATTCCACCACCATATAGTGCACCATATCCAGCCCCTGTCAAAGCACCACCAACACCACCAACAGCAGAACCAACACCTTCTGATTTTTGTCTGGTTGTAAGAGTTTCATCAGTCAATGCATCATATGCTTCATATGCTCCAATTCCAACAATTAGCGGGGTATTTAATTTACCTGCTATAACTTTTAATCCTGTACCACCACCAGCAGCAGCAGCACGTGCAGCATCATCTACTAAATTTCCACCAGCAGCAGTAGTAGCTGCAGCAGCAGTAGTAGCTGCAGCAGCCTTAGCAGCAGCCTTAGCAGCATCATCTACTAAATTTCCACCAGCAGCAGTTGGTCGTCCAGCAAATCCCATCATATTTCTAGCAGCAGCACTAGGAACTCCTGGCCCTGGCTTAAATCCCATAAGCTTTGGAACTGCCTTCAACATTGTTGGAATTGACTTCAACATAGAACCAACCCCTAGTTTTTTAAAAATAACAAGTCCAGCAATAGTAGCAAGAATACCAGATGTAACGGGATATTCGGTAATAGCATCTTTTCCCTTATCAACGGCAATATCTGACACAGTGGGTATTATTCCATTTTTTTCTATATTATCTATGAATTTACGCAACCCGGTTATAAAATCTTTACCAGCAGCATTTGTGTCTATTCCTAACTGGTCAAGAACTCCGACTAAAATAGATTGTTTTATTGCATTTGCTGTATTTTGTAGTTCACTTGGTATTGCTAACCATGCCGCAGCTTTAATTGCTGCTCCTGCCGCTGCTTGTCCCTCAATATTTTCCTCAACTAATTTATTAAGTCCTGCAAAGTTACTTGACATTTCTACTAACTTTTCTATACCAGGGATTCCAATGTTTGATCTGTATCCCATTTCTTGTGTTAAATTTTTATCAGAAAATATAGCAATCATTGATAATAGTTTAGCAGTGAATTCCTCTGTTGGCATTGATTTTACATTGTCAGACATAAAATCAAATACTTGTTCAAAACTATCTATGTCTTGAACAACTGCGGTTCTCAATTCTTCTGGAAGATTTTTTAAAACTATTGAAAAATCTTCACCAAATTGTGCAGATCGTAACATTTGGTTTCCGATTTCAATGGCTGAATCTCCCCCACGCTGCATAGTTCCCATAAATGAATCTACGTTTGCTGCTGCAACTGTGCTATTTTCAGACAATAGCTTAATAGCCAAGTTTAATGTTGAATCGTTTATTCTAGATTCATTCATTTTTCTACGCATTTCTCTAGCATCTTGTCCAGTCATTGCAGCTAGTTGACTAGTATTATAAAGCAAACCATTCATACTACTACTAACCGCATCATATATATCAGCACTATCCATGCCACTTTTGCGACGCAATTCTATTTCCTGCATTAGTATTTCGTTATATTCGTTATTTGTTAATCCAAAATTGTTAAAAACTTCGGCCTTATCCAGCAGGTCGTTACTTAACTCACTAAATTTTTTCATACCAGAAGTAGTAGAATTTCCAAGTGATTTTACAGCTTTTCCATTTTCAGAAATTAATTTAGAAAAATCTAATAAATTCATTCCCGCATCTTTTGCAAAAGTATTCAATTGTAGCAAATCAAATCCTAATCCTGCTGAAACTCCAGATAAATTTTTAAGACCATTTATATATTCTTCTAAAACTGCACCACCAACACCAATAATTGCAGCAGCTATTCCACCAATTATAGGTACAGCACCAGCCAGTTTTGATATAGAATCGGTAATTTTACTAAATGTTAATCCGGTAGTCATAGCACTTCCAGCAAGCGAAGTTAGTCCGGTTACTGTTTGCCAAGCAGTATTTGCAAGTTGTTCTTGTACGTTAACAATCTTTTTGAAAATTTCATATGATTTTTTATTATCTTTTTCTGTTGGAGATAATGAAGAGTCTTCGGTTAGATTATAATGTACTAACAATCTTTTTGTTAAACTAGTATATTCTTTATTATATATAGAAAAATCTTTTAGAGCAGATTTTAATTCTTCTATCGTTTTTACATCAGGGGATTTTCCATCCGAGACTTTAGCTAACGCATCTTTCAACGATTTTAAATACTCTTTTTGTAACCCTTTTGTATTTCCAGAATCAATAGCTTTTTTAAGATTATTAACACCTTTCATATAATTTTCATTATCAAAAGTTATAGGAATACCTTTTTCTTGTTTTTCCATTAAATCTTCAACAAAACTGGTAAACAAAGATTTAAAACTTAAATCTCTACGCTCTATAGTAAAAATATCAGGATCAGGCGTAGCTTTACCACCCGAACTACCCGTAGAACGTGTTATTTTTCCGCCTTGATCACTACCAGATGCAAATACTTTAGAAATTCTATTTGTATTTCTTAACATAGTTTTATATGTAGTAGAAATTTCTTTAATCACCAAATTCAAATCTATTAAACTTTTAGAAAGATATAGCAATGATCCTTCTACTAAGGTAATACTTGTACTATAATTTTTTGATAACTCTGACATTTTTTTGTTAAAGTTAGTAGATGAATTATCAACATTTTGGGCTTTTGAACGAGCAACAACTGGTTTTGTTTTTTCAGATTTTATAATTGTAGTATTTTGTTTTACTAATTCTTCTTGTTTCTTTTTAGATTTTTGTAATTCATCTACAATCTGTTTAAAATAATGCTCTTGAACCCTAACAGTTTTGTTACCATTACTACCTACACCTACTAGCTTATTTAATGCACGTGCAGTTATTTCATTATATTTTAACATCGCTTCTAGTGTAGTTTCGGTTGCCCATGCGGGAACACGAATACGTTGATCACCGATTTCAATATCAATAAGGTCTGCCATTTAATTTCCTACATTAACTACAAAGATAAATACATGTGATAATCACAATTATAACTATTTATAGGAAAAAACATGACAGATAATCCACTTTCAAAATTATACAGACACAAATCAATTTATATACAATTACCAAGCAAAGGAAAGTATTATACCAGTGGTATTAATTTATCTATTGATAATGACCTTGGTATAATGCCAATGACTGCATATGATGAAATATCATTAAAATCACCAGATGCATTATTCAACGGGGATGGATTAATAAATTTAATAAAAAGTTGTGTTCCAGATATTAAAAATCCAGAAGAAATGCCGTCATGTGATATTGATCCAATAATTATTGGAATACGTGCAGCAAGTAATAAGATATTAGAAACAGAAGTTGAATGCCCACACTGTAAAACTGAGCAAATTTTTAATTTAGATTTAACTATGTTGTTGTCAACTTTTAAAGAGATTAGTGAGAATAATATAATAGAATTATCTGGAAATACTATAATAAAAGTTAGACCATATAGTTTAAGAAGTCAGTTAAAAACAAATATACAGACATTCCATCAGATTAGAATGGAAATGATATTAAACAATAACGAGTCAATAACGGATGATAAAAAATTAGAATTATTCAATAGTGCATTTGCAGAAGCCACTAAATTGACAGTTGAGCTAGTAGCAGACAATATACTAGCAGTTGAATTGGATGACCTCATAGTAACTGACAAAGAACATATTTTTGAATGGGTACAAAATATGGACAAACAAACCTATAAGACAATTGTAGAAAAAATTAAAGAACTTAGCAACGGCACAATGGAAAAAACCACGAAAGTTCAGTGTTCAAATGCAGAATGCAATAAAGTATTTGAAACTATTATAGATTTGAACCCCGTAAGTTTTTTCACATGAGGGCAATTAGATTATCTGGTATTGAATTACAAAAATACATAGATAATCTAATTGCCCAAGGAGAATCTATTAAAAAAATACTAGCAGAAATATCAGTTTATAGTAATGGATCAATTAACTTACAAGATTTATACAATATGCCAATGACTCAGATTAAAATGATAGAAAAGGTTATATCAGATAAGATCAAATCAGAAAATAAGGTAACTGGTAAAGAATACTTGTAATAGAAAAACAAAAAGAAGGAAACATATGTTTCCTTCTTTTTTATTGGTTCTACGAACCAATACATAATTAGTAAATGCATAATGAATCATGGTAATAATACTTACTCATTTCATTCGTAAGTATTTAACTAATGTATATAATACTCATTCCATTTCATTACATTCGTATTATATACATTAGTATTTTTTTGATTTATATTAGATACTGTAATTATCATCATATGATTCATCATGATAATCATCATGTACAGATCATACTATCATTACCTTGGAGCAAGACATACTTAGCCTGTTAAGGGCCAAGTATGTCTAAGCTATAGATAAAATATTACCTCATCACCATGACATCTTATACAGATTTAACCTAAATTACTCGCGTAGGTCTGGGTGGTCAAGCGGTGCCCAACGTGTAATAAATCACACGTAATCTAACTTATTCAGAAATTACCAGTCTTGCTTGGTTTCCTCGACATAATGTCTTCTACCGTCCGCTCAGATAATCCCCTCAATTGACGCAAGAACATATTAGCTGTATAAGTAACTTATATATGTTCTTTGTAGGTTTCCGAGGTATTGTGAATTGCCTACTCATTTCTCCAACTGGTCCGGGTCGGAACGCATGTGAACCAACTCTGTATAATAAATTACCAGAGGCGACTCTTCCAATTCATTCGCATGTAAACAGAGGCGTCAGACTAGAGGGTAACAAGTTCGTTACTATCACAGATATTATCTGCTAATCGCAATATGTGGGTTGCTAAAACTATTCACGGCCTATGTAGTGGTGAAAAATATTTTAGCGAAAGGGTTCTGTATATGGGAAAGGTATTGGTCAGGTGTTGGTTATATATTAGTTGATTTGTTATATTATAAAACTATACATCAATATTAGTGATTCGTCAAGATATTTTCTATGATTCACAAATCTTTTTTACTATTCCTCCTATAAATTATTTATAAATAGTATATAATGGAGGAAATATAATGGAAACAAATGGACATTGGAAATACGCAGAAATTATTAATATAGATGACTGGTTTGGATTTATTTATAGAATAGTTGAGCTATCAACAGGTAAAGAATATATAGGAAAAAAACAGTTTTGGTCTTTTACAAAAAAAGCAGTGAAAGGAAAAACAAATAAAAAAACAGTAAAAAAAGAAAGTAACTGGAAAATTTATACTAGCTCTTCAACTCATATAAATGAGGCAATTGTTAATAATGGGATAGAAAATTATTCATTTTTTATTGAATCTTTACATAAAACAAGGGGAAGTTTATTTTATGCAGAAGTAGAAAAACAAATAAAAGAAAATGTTTTACGAGAAAAATTGGAAGATGGTATAACGCCAAAATATTATAATAGACAAATAGCAGGAGTTAAATTTATTCCTCCTATGATATTAGAAGAGGAACAATATACTAATATTGACAATTATATAATAACTCCAAATAACATGTTTTATGGTAACATGATAGGAAAATATAATGGTATGTTTGGAAAACAGGGTATCAAAAAAGATTTAACATATGAAGAATATTATGGCGAAGAACGTGCAGCTATGATAAAACAAAAATTAAGTGAAGCTAATAAAGGAAAAGAAAGCAAACATAAAGGATTAGCCATACACACAGACGAACAAAAAGAAAAATGGAGTAATGACCCTAGAAGAATTCATTATGGTGAAAATAACGGAATGTATGGAAAACCTTGTTATATTAATATGACTGATAAAGAAAAAGAACAATGGAAAACAAATGTTGGAAATTCTATAAAAGGAATTAAACGAACCGACGAAACTAAGAAAAAAATGAGTGAATCTTTTTCTGGGAGAATATATCCAAAAGTTGAATGTCCGCATTGTCATAAGCAAGGATCAAATGCAAATATGATAAGATACCACTTTGAATATTGCAAAGAAAATCCAAATGCTATACCTTATAAGATACCAGAAAAAATATTATGTGAATATTGTGATAAAAAATTTGATCCTGGTAATTTTAAACTACATCATGGCGATAAATGTAAGAAAAATCCAAATAAGAGTTAATAAAAAAAGTGCCACGAATGGCACTTTTTTCAATCTTCGTATGAGTATGAGGTAAACCCTGATTCTTTAGTTACCATCAGTATTTTGTTTACTCGCCCTATTAATTCTTCACGGTGTGAAATTAACATAATGCTTTTATTTCGTTCTCTACTCATTTGATTTAATAGTTCTAGCGATGCTTCAACTCCTGCGGTGTCTAGTCCACTGTCTACCAATTCGTCAATAGCCAAGAAATTAATACTATCATTCATACTTTCAAAAACGTCTCTAAATGCCCAACTTAAACCTAGAATTAATCTATTTCTTTCACCCCTAGATAAATTATCAAAATCTAAATCTCTACCCAGATTTGTTATACTTACACTAAGATCAGATTGGAACATAACACTGTGTGGCAAACCTAATTTATCTAAGTAATGTTCAAGTCTAGTATTTAAATATACAAGATTTTGCTCAATTATTTTTTTACGAATGAAAGAATCTTTATTTGTTAGTAACTTTAATAAAAATTTCTGGTGTTCTCTGACATTACTTAGTTCATTTAATTTGTCCCAAGTTATGGTTTTAATCCCAGACTTTTTTAAATTAATTATTTGTTCTTCGTATTGATCAGTTTCTGCAATTTTTAATTCTATTTGTTTTTCTATTTGTTGAATAGAGGATTTATGCTCGTATGCTTCTGATACATTTTTATAGTAAGTTACTGGTTTTTCTGGTAGTGGATTAGCGTCAAATTCTTGCTGTAATTGTTCTATCAATACATTAATTTCACTTATTTTTTGTGTAAGATCAGCATCGCTTGATTGTTTATCGGTTAGCATCTTTTCATGTGAATGGTCATGAATTTCTTGACTACATGCATAACATTTATTATTTGCTAAACTTAAAATTTCATTACGTAATTTGTTTTGTTGTTCTACATAGTCTTTATATTTTCTTAAATTTTCTTTTATTTTTTTATCTAAATCAAGACGAATATTTACAGTTGTTTGATATTCTTTTAATAATTCATGATTGTTTATTTCTATGTTAATATCAAGTTGGGTTAGTTCTGTTAATTCTTGTGTTAGATTTTCTAGGGCTTTACTTTTATTATTTTCCCATACTTTTTGTCTACGTTCTAAATCTTTAACACTTTTTTCAATTTGTTGATTTGCTTCATCGACTGCTTTTATTTTGTATTCTTCTTCTTTTACACTATCTTCAGTCGTTGATATTTGTTTTCTAAGTAAATCTGCTTTTTCACTTAGCATCGTTATACCTAATAGTTTTTCTATAATATCACGTTGATCTTTAGCTGGCATCGCCAAAAATGGGTTAGTAAATGTATTCAATGCAACTAAGTGTCTAAACATAGTAGCATCCATTCCTATTATTTTATCAATTTCTTTCTGACTATCTGCATTTTCGCCCAATGCATCATTTGTTTCGCCTTTTGCTGGTTTACCAACTTCGGTATTGTTTATATAAAATCTAAAAATAGAAGGCTTTCTTCCTCGCTCTATTTTATATTGTGTTCCATTCTTTTCAAATTCAAATATAACAAGCATATCTTTTGTATTTGTTATATTGATTAAATTATCTTTTTTTATCGTGTTTAATGCTACGCCATACAATGCAAAACATATTGCATTAAGAACGGTACTTTTACCCACTCCATTTTTGCTACCATTTCCTCCTAAATCTAGATTATTTCCTAGAACTAGAGTTAGTTCTCCATCAGTAAAATTTATTAACTGTGGAACATTCCCAGTTGATAAAAAGTTTTTCATACTTACATTTTTAAAAGTAATCATAGATTTAAATAAATCTCCATAAGTTTTTCTTTGTTTATAAATTCACTATCTACTGCTGATAGTTGTGATATTACTATTTGATCTACGTTTTCAATAATTAAATTATCTCCACTCCAATCTTTAGCATGTTCGTCTGTTTTTTGTGGTATCAATGATAATTCTCTAAGACCATATTGTGTTACAAATGTTTCTTTAATGAAATTAGATTCTTCATATGATATTGGAACATCTATTATTATTTTACAGTTTAATTTTTCTGACAAATAGTCATCTGGCTTTTCTAATAAGGTAGAAAGATTTATGTTTATATATTTTGGACCACCATCCCAGTCTATATATCTTGGAGTTTTATCCCATTCCAAAATCATCATTCCTCTTTCATCGTCCCATACATCTGCATAATTATGAGCAAATGGCGAACCTACATAATGAATTTTTCCATTATTTTGTCTTTTATGAAAATGTCCTGAAAATACATAATCTGGTTTGACGAAATCTTCTTTTTTTAATCTACCGTGATCTGGCATTTCTACCATTTCGTTCATCTTAAAATGCGGCAGTTCAAAATGACCAAATATATATTTTGAATTTATTGCCGACATTTTTTTCCATTCATCTTCTACTAACCATGGAACTAGCGTAACATTACCTGCGGTCATTTTATCTTCTACAACAACAATATTGTTGAAACTAGTTGCAAATGGATAGCTATAAAGGTCTCTTTTTTCTCTGAAATAAATGTCATGATTTCCAAGGATAAGATAAACTTTTTTAAAAGATTTGCTTAATTTTTTAATACATTCATAACCACAATTTAATGTGCTTACATTAATTGAATTTCTAGTATGATATAAATCTCCTAAAAAAATACAAGTTTCACAATTTTCTTTTATAGCATTATCGCAAAACCAGTCAATAAAATTATGACAATCTTCGTTGTGTATTTTTGAATTATTTTTTAAACCATAATGAATATCACCAAAAATAGCAGCTTTTTCAAAAAAATTTATCATTATAATTTGTTTCCTCTTTTATAATAGTATACATCATTTTAAGTTAAAAGTAAAGGACAAAGTTCCACAATCCCAAAAACGGTCATATCCATTTTTTTCTAAGTTCTTCCAAGCTGACAAATTTGCATCAAATATTGGTAATATATTAGGAAGTTTATGTTTTTGATAGACGTGTCTGGTTTCTATAGTAGTTCCATTTTTACTGGTATAAAAAACATTTGGACCAGATGTAGAAACTTTTTCCATATTGTTAGTAGAATATGCATTCCCCGTTGAATATCTGCGATTTGCATATGTTATGACTGAACCAGATATATCAGTTATGTTTGATAATAATTTAGAGATACCACCTATTACTATAGTGTTTTTCTTTGTAGCAAGGCGAATCAATTCAAAATCATATTTTTTGTTATATCTACTTTTCGAAATTATGATACACTGAACTAACTCATCATCATAATATAACCCATATTTATGTTTACCACCAACAAATCCCTCTAAATGATTTTCTTCCATAAACTTTCTTGCTTCAGGCGTAGATACAGTGGCAAACCTACATTTTCTTGCATATAATTTAAAAGAAAATCCTAGTCTATTAATAATCATACTTTTCCATATACTTTTTTTAACATCATTGATCCACTCGTGATCTGAAATATGCAATAATTTTATTCCTAATTTTTCACATGCATTTGTTTTGTCTAAATGATAAGAATATCCCCGTCCCTTAGATTCCGTATGATAATATATGCCATTATATTCAATAGCCAATTTATGATCTGGAATGTAAATATCAATTTCTTTTGGATAAATTACTGATCTTGATCCTTGAATAGTAGATACACCAAGATCAGTAATAAAATTATTTATTTCTAATTGTGCATCACTAGTATGTTGATTTATTATGTTAATTGGTATATTATAATTTGCAAAATATTTACCAAGGTTGCTACTAGAAACTCCTAGTTCATTTGCTATAGCATTAACTGTTTTAGTTTGTTGCTCGTTTCGTAACCATTCTGGATCATTTAATTTAGCCAAAACAATAGGATCATAATAGTTAAATTTTCTGGTTGTTGCAATTTTTTCCATAATGTTAGGATTTTGTGTTGCATATTCAAACCCATATCTCTCAAGATTTGTTTGTTTAATTTTATCTTTGATTTCTGACAAACTGGCTGCAAATTCACTACCATATCGTTCCAAACAAGTTTTTTTCATTTTATCTCTGCATTCAGTAGTGGATGCAAAATGATCAACACCATATCGTTCAAATGTAGTTGATTTCATTTTTTCTTGTATTTCAACGGATTGTGCAGGATAATTAACCCCGAATTTAGCTATATTAGCGTTCTGTGTTAATTCTTTGAATTCTGTGGTTTGACTATAATGTTCCACTCCGTACTTTTTTAATGATGTTGCTTTTTGTTTTTCTACAAACTCTTTGGTTTGTGTATGATGAACACCATTGTTATTTTCTATAGAAGTTTGTTTTGCAATCTCTGCTGTCCCGATCCCAGTACATTTTTTACTACAAAATTTTCTATATTCTCTTTTATCTGGATGCCATGATAAATTATTTTGACATACTGGACATAGTGGAATTATCATAGAATTACATTCCAAATGCCATAACATTTGACGAGCATTTGTTATGGCATTTGGAAAACAAACATTACCGAATACACTATTAACTATATGGTCAATTTTTAAGTGACTACGATTGGCTAATTCTACCAATACTTTTTTTTCTAATTCGGTAAGCTTGTTGTTCATGTTTTATCCGTTAATACCAAAGTCTTTTTGTTCTTGTTCTAATTTAATATCATAGTCTGCTTTTCTTGCATTTTGCTGACTTTCTTCATCATTTAACTGCCTAGTGAAACTAGGAAGATATCCATTATCTTGTAATAAATCGTCTCTTATATTTTGTGTTCTTTTCTCAGAATTCAATACCCCAGTAAAAGAATTGCTTAATGAAGTTGTATAATAAGCAAATGGATTTAAACTTTTGCTTTCATCGAAATATAAACCAATTTGTGCCAACTGAACCAGTGCTGTACTACGCATTTCGTCAATATAACTATTTCCTGTTAAATATACTGACCCATTTCTTCTAGCAACAAATGATCCATATTCTGTTTGGGGGCACCATACTGTTCCATTATATTCTACTGTTGGTATATTTGGATGAAATTCTTTTCCTTTGCCAACATGCATTTTGTTATTTTGCTTCCCGCCATTAAAATTAAGATTTTCACAATTTGTTTTATTCTTTAGGTCTGAAAATACAGTAATATTGGTAAATTCTACTGGTTTTCCAAATGCAAGTTGTGAACGTTTGTGTGTTTGTGTACGAAGCCCCATCATTGCACATAGCATTTGAAAATAATCACAATGTAATTTATTTTTTTGTGTATATCTTTTTAGATTAGAACTTGTTCTCCAACCGTCGCCATCTATCAACGTATTAAGCAATAATTCATGCTGTTCAGTTGATATAGACAATAAAAAATCAGCATTCATATTTTTTTCTGCTAATATATTGGTAATTTGTTTAGAAGATTCTTTCCAAATATAAAAACATTGATTTTTTCCTTTTGATCGTTCTGTAAATTTATAATTTAAATTTGTTAAACAATTACGAATTCTATCAGCATACACTCCTTGGTTTTGCCATATTCGTATAGCTTTTATTTCTTTTTTTGTAAATTCATAATTACCTTCTGTGACTATCCAACCAATTAATTCAACAAGATCATTCGAGTATTTTGTATTATTTGTTTCAATTTTATTTCCCATTAAAATTATTTTATCTTTTTCAAGAAGTTCTTCTACTTTTACTAATCCTCTTTCAGTAACTAATTTATGTTCTGGGGTAACTAACATATTAAGTCCTTGCTTATTGGTTATACTATGCATTTTTCCAGAATAATTGTCTTCATAAATTGATAGTATTTTTGACCATACCATATTTTCATCTTTATATGATAATATAATATCATCGGTTGTGATGTCCTTATATGATAACCACCCTCGTTGCGTCAATGCTTCTGTGATTTCATCTACACAATACCCACGCCAATTTCCACGCATACTATATCGACTAACTAACAGTATCATCATGCTACCTAGCCTATTCGTCATTTTGCCTTTTGTTAATGAAAAACTACCAGTGTCTAAATCTCCTGCCCAATGTGATCTAACTACTTCTACTAATTCATTGTTAATATAAACAAAATGTTTGAATGGTGGAAAATTGCATCTGATATGTCCATCCGCCACTGTTTTTGGGTTTGGCTTTTTTGGGTTTAACGGAATATGATCATGCGTCATTAATCTTATTACGATATCGGAATTGGTAATAGTATCTGGATTTATTGTATAATCTGCTAACTTTGGTTTGGTATTTTTTAAACCATCAGAATCTTCCCATATTTTATGATCTTTATCAAATTTTTCAATAGAAAGACGCTTTGCTCTATTACTACATGCTTGTAATAATGTTTCTTCATTTAATTCGTTCATGTCTCTTATTATTAAGTCATACATGCCATATTTTTGATCTTTTACCCAAGAATATGAAATTTTACTTTTATGTATTTCTTTTAGTAATTCTTTATTGTTTAGATAATTTTTTTTCTCCATGAGAGTTCCTTTTCTTATACTATATCAAATAATGTACAAAAAGTCAAGCATTTTTGTTTCATAAATAGTCATATAATATACTTAGGAGAAATTATGGCAGATAATCGTGCACGTCTTAAACTTAAAGGTGATGGATATAGTATTCCTTTATCTGGTCCCGCATCAGTATTGAGTAGTAAAAAAGGAATAGTATTTCCATACACCCCAGTAATAACTTCTTCTATGACTACTGAATATAGTCAATACGATCTAATCCATAGTAACTATCCTATTCAAAGTTTTGTAAGACACAGACCAGGTAATATAAATATAACTGCACAATTTGTTAATCAAACATTGGAAGATTCACGATATACTGCTGGAGTTTTGCATTTTTTAAGTGTGGTTATGAAAATGCATTTTGGAACTCAAGATACTAATGCCGGAACACCGCCACCATTGTTAGAATTTTTTGCATATGGGTTGACTAATTTTAATCGTGTCCCAGTATTTGTTAGTACTTTTTCTACAACTTATCCAGACGATGTAGATTATGTTTCGTTCAACGTGAATACAACAGGTAGAACTGATGAGGCTGGTTCGTATAATATAAATCTACCAGCA